TGCGTCTCCACGTTCGCCCTTTACCCCTCGAATTACACCAGTAGTGAACTCGTGTCCGTCCTCAAACACTAGAGTTAAAGTGTAGTCGCTATTCTGCCTAACCTCTTTAATTCCTGCACCACGTTCGCCAATCTCTCCTTTTTCACCTCGCAAGCTAACGGACTGAACACTAATTCCATTGGTGAGCCTTATATTCATGGTGTAGCCGTTAAAATCAATATGTTCAATTCCTACACCATTTGTTCCGTCAACTCCGTTTTTGCCATTAAAGACTGTCGCTGTTGTTGTGCCGTCCTTATCGGTGGTTGTTACTCTAACTCCGTTGTCTAGCTGTTCTACTTTAGCCTTTGCACCAACATAAAACCTATCTTGCGATTTAGGTGTCATGGTTACATGTTCTGCGTTCTCGCCAATATTTAGTGTTATTTCGTTACTCATAACGTATCACCTCATCAAGTAGTGTCGGCTCAAACGTGACTGTTTCTATATCCGTTTCACCTCTGTTTCCTAGATAATCAATCCAATTAACTTGCACTCTCGCTGTTCCTGTGTCAAACCCTAGTGTATCGCTTTGAGTTAGCGATACACTTATGACACTTAATGGCTCTCCGCTTTCATCAACTTTGTTCTCAACATCAATATCATCACCAGTTTTAGTGATTGCCTTTCCGTCTTGCTCAAAAGTAACGAAAACCCTGCACTTCTTTAGGCTCTTGCCACCTACATTTAATGTGTATATGGGCGTTGTTCCTCGTTTTACTGCCATTGCTATTCCCCTTTCTTCTTTGGTAGTGGTACTTTTGGTACAACACTATCTAGCGATACTTTAGTTCCCTTTGACAAAGTTGAACTGTTCGCCACCTTGCCATAACTCTGCTTTGTTGCCTTGAACTTGCTAGGCTTGATTGGTGATTTAACCTTACGGCTCTTGCCACCGCTCCGTCTAAATCCGCCACTTCTTCTTTTGCCGTAACGCTTGTGGCTCTTTCCGTATCCACCACTACCACCGCCATAATGGTACTTCTTGTTGCTGTTGTTTGCGTCAAATAAGGCTCTTTTCTGTTCTTCTGTTAAATCGTCTCTTGACGCAAGATATGCGTTCATATCTCGCCAATATGGGCGGTTATAATGCTCTCCGTTATATCTAGGATTGTTGCTCTTAATCCTTGCGTCACTCTTTGTTCCTGCGACAAAATCAGCGGCTTGCTTCTTTGTGATAACTCCGCTATCAACAAGTCCTCGCATTTTGGCACTTAACTGTGTATATGCCCAATCAGCAGCACTCTTGCCCTTAACATTTACATACACGTTTTTCTGTGCGTTCTTGGTGTTGAACTTGGTATAAACAGCTTTCCTCATTTCGTACTTGTCGCTATCACTAGCATGTATATAGGCAGGCTGTTTAGCTAACCACCTCATTGCGTCATTGGTACTTTTCGCTCCTGATAATTCTTTTAGATTAAACTTATCTTTCAAGCTGTATGACGGCACGTTAGGATTTCTTAAAGCACCTTGCCTATTGAAGTAACGGCTGTCTAATAGCTGTTCAACAATATCTTTTCCGTCCTTTGCACGAGTTTTGTTATACTCTGCTCGCTCGAACTTATCCATCTTCATGCGGATTGCATTTTCTTTGCCTGTTGCCCTTGATATATTTACCTCTGTTCTTGTCATGTTCTTCGGCAATATATCTCCTGCACGGCTGTTTTCAGGATTAATTCCCATTGCTAGGTCAAGTGCTTTCTGCTTCCTATAAAGCCTTACATTCTCTTTAGCAACATCATCGACATTAACATCAGTTGTAGGGAACGGATTGAAAAATGCGTCAAATATTCGCCATGCTCTATCCTTGCCGTTCTTAACCTCTCCAACAACATTTCCGTTCACATCAACTCTTGGGGCAAGCGTTCTATTAATACCTGGAATTGCACCAACAATGCCGTTTGCAAAGAACTCCCAACTGTTACCACCAGTAGTGCCTGCTGTTCCTTGATAATCAAAGTCATAAGGTGCTGTTGCCTTTGAAATTGACCTTGATAGTGCAGGTATATACTGCGTGATATAACTTTTAACCATTGACGCAACAATCGCTGTGAATGGGTTTTGGTTCTTTGCTTGCTTAACATCGTTTATCGTGTCAGTAATACCAGTAAAACAAGAGGAACTCACTATCGGCTCTATGCAAGCACCAACAACGCCAATGAATTTGTCTAATCCGTCAAACATATTCATGCCGTCCTCTGTCTCGTCACCGCCATATAGGGCTTGTCTTACCTTTGCACCAACAAAAAATGAAGCGGAAATAGGCAATGATAGGTTCAGCTTGGTTGATGTAGTCTTATCGCCCTTTTTATGGACGATAGAATAGTCTTGTGCTCCTAGTCCTTTGTAATATTTAGCTTCCTTTTCGTCTGTGCCGTTATCGGTAATAACTGAAAATCCGTCTGATAAGTCAGGGTCATAGCCTTGCATGTTGAAACCAACTAGAAATGCCATTGAACCAGTCGCACCTCTACAGAACTTGTTGGCTGCTTCCATGTATAAAGGCTCAACTTCCTTTCTTGCGATTGCCTTAATCTTCTTTTCAGCACTTTCAGGTAACTTGTCACCAACCTTATAGCCGTATTCTTGCAAAACCTTTTTATAAACCTCGTTATATTGGTGCTTTGCATGTGCGAACCTACCTAAACCCTCAATTACACCCTCTGGTGTATAATTCACCATTTGTTTTGTTGCATTTAAAGGTGTCTTGATAAATGGGAACTTGGTTGAAATAGCTAGAGACGCTATGCGTCTGCCAAACCCTGCGTTTTTCTTTAGTCCCACCGCAGTAACTTGATTTAGCCAATCAGCTAAATTATTCGCTTCACGATAGGTTGCTTCCTTTGCTGATTCAACAGCATGAAGTCTTGCCTTTTGGATTAGCTTTTCTTGTTCTTTTTTACCCACCTTGTCAAAGTTGTGTAGCTTTAAATAGCTGTAAAACTGTTTCTTGTAGGCAAATGTAGCGAACACTTCATCACCCCAATTAAGGGTCTTTCCACGCAGTTCGTTAGCGACTTGAACTACTCTGCCAACTTTCTGCATACCGCCTCGCATATCACCAGTACCCTTGATGTACTCTCTACGGCTTAAATCTTCGGTTGCAATCTTTGAGCCGTCAGCATACTTAACCTCTGCATTAATTAATTCGCTAACATCAGTTTTGATGTAGTTATCAATCTCCTTGCCGTATGTTTTTACGGTGTTCATGAATTTTGGCACTTCGTCAAGTCTTACGAACCCTGTTTTTCTCTCGTCAATAAGCCCTGCCTTGTGCATTGCACCTTCAAGGAAATACTGTAAATCGTCTTTCACGAATAATGCCGTTGAGTTTACTGCGTTACTTATGATGTTTATAGCGTCAGTTCTAGGACCTGATAACATGCTTAAAATTCGCATGTTCCGTAAGGTCTGTCCCATTGTAAAGTCCGTAAACTTCATACTCGACCTATATAGTGCGGACACCTTACTATTTATCAGTTCCTCGTTCTGTTCGGTCATTATATCTTGCATTTTGCGTTCATAGTTTGGAACACGGCTCTTTAGAGATTCAAACGATATTCCACCGTCCTCTGCAATCCCTTTCAGCTTACGTTCAACAATGACCTCTCTGCCCTTTGGGGTTAACCATTTCATGCCCTTTGCAAGTGCTCCAAACTTACCCCACTTATCCATCATATCTACTAGGACGAGTGATACGTTCGCTGCTTCTTGGTGCATACCTATCTTTTCAAGGTGCTCCTGTAAAACAAGTGCGTCTGCTAAATCATCAATCACATATCCACTTCTCTCATCACGATACTTTTTGACAAGTGAGTGATAAACTTCGTTAGCATTTTCCTGAACTCTGTTTACAGCCTTGCCATACTCTAGTTTTGCATGGCTTACATCATAATCGGCAAGTCCTCTCGCTCTTGCGTCCTCTAATAGTTCACGGCTATACGCACTCTGTGGTCGGTTCAATTCGCTAGTTAATGCCTCTGATGTAAACTTCTCCTTTGTTCTTGTAGCCTTAATATCCTTTACGTTCTGTTGCATTTCGGCTTCACTTAAATGGGATATATTCTCGTTATGCTCCCTTGTTAGACGCTCTAATTCCTCATCGCTATACTTTGGAATATTCACCTCTTTTTCAAAGTTTGCGTCAATCTTTGCTTTAGGCTCTGTGTTTACTTTTGCATGAACATCATCAACATAAACGTGGTTGTTTGCCACATCATCAGTAATGTTATCCACATGCTTAACAGAGTTATCCACATTAGCATTAGGCTTAACATGAACATCATCAGCTACGTTTTTCACCTCACTAAATGGTGAGTTCTCAACGAGATGTCTGTATGCTCCCTCTCTATCACCGCTATGTGCAATTCTTTCAGCTTCACTCTGAACAGCTTTCGACCTTTCTAGCTTTGTGTTGAACTCATTAAGTGCGTTCTTCTTCTCGTCTAGGTCTTTTATACCCTCGATAGCCTTGCGTTCCTCTTTCATACGAGTGTTCATCTGCTCGATTGTTGCCCTCTCATCGCTTACTGATTTAAGGTTAGGCTCATCAGATATTGCACTTGCTTTTAATGGCGGTTCATTATTAACCCCCTTGAGTTTTTTCTTTGGTGCGTCAAAAGGTATATCCTCATCAAGGCTTGCGTATGTTTCAGGACTATTTTTTGTGTACGATGTTTCACGAATGAGGTCACTATTATCATTAACCTTTTTTACAGAAAAATCGTCTTTGTTTCTGATTAAGTCAGATACATCGTCCTTTATCTTGTTAGGTTCAAGATTTACGGAATTTTCCTCATTTTTTAAAGGTCTTATGATACCTTTGCCCTCATTTTCTCGCCTTAAAACGGAAATTTCAGCCTCGTTTTTTTCGCCATTTTTAGCGATTTTCTCGCCTAGTCCGTCTAATGATTCAGCAAGCTGTTTCTCTCCCTTTTTAGCATTATTCTTGCCTATTTTTTCAAGAACACTATCAACATCACTTGCGGAGATATGTTCATCAGCAAGTTTGCCTAGTCTATCAAGTTCTTTTAATTTCTTTCCTGCTCGCAGTCCTCTAACAACATCGCCACCTAGAGTAACTGCTCCACCTAATCCCCAGTTTAAAGCAGCATTAGTCGCTAGGTTCTTCTTAAACTCTTTCGCATTATCAGAGTCCGCATATGCTTGCGATACATCATCAATTGCTCCTGCTGTTGAGTTGATTGCTGCGTCTGCACCTAGCTTATCGGCTAGATAAAGTCCATGCTTCATAGCCGCTTTCTTTAGGTTTTCTTCTGTGACCTTTTCTCCAGCTCTCATAAGTTCTTTTCTAGCAGCATTTTTAACGAACCTAGAATTGGCAAGTTTTTCGCCAACCTTTATCCTTGCTCCGTTAACTGCGTTTGGGGCAATCTTCTTGAATAGTGCCTTTGCAGGTTCTTCCGCTCCACCAAAAGCAAGCATGCCCATACCTAGTTCGGCAGCAGTACCTATCGGTTTTGCTAGTGCACTAGAATTGTCACGAGCAATCTTTGCGGCTTTACCATTGTCTCCTGATAGTTTTTCAAGCCCTTTAATACCTGGTATTCCCTCAATTGCCTTATTGGAAATATAAGACGCATTAGGGTGTTCCTTTGCGTTTGCTAACTTAATTCGCTCAATAGCTTTATTGTCAGCAATTCCGCTCTTTAATGCTTGTCTATCCTTTAAAAGCTGTTCCCTTTTTATAGCTTTTCCGTCAACCTTAACAACCTCATTAAGTTTGGCTTTTTGTGCCTTGTTGAACACGGAAATAGGTGTTTCGCCTAGCGGTAAATCGGCTTTCATAGGGGTTTTCATTGCGTCCTTAAAAGCCTTTGTACTCTCTAGTTTCTTCCTTGCTTCCTCTCGCTGTTTCTTTTCTTTCTCCCTATCGGCTTGTGACTTCATTATCTGCTGTTGTTTTAGATAGTTTGCGTCAGCCTTTTTATTAAAAGAACGAGAAAAAGGGTCTCCCCATTTTTCTCGGTTCTCTTTTATCTGCTTTTCGATAGGGTTAACAACTTTCTGTCTAAATGCGTCTCTTACATATGAAGTGCCTCTGTCAACATAATTATTAATAGTTCTGTCAACATGGTTTACTGCACTACGAACAGTCTGCTCTTTGTCAGCAAACCAACTTCTCACCTTGTTGAACGCTCGTCTTAAAAAACCCATTGTATAACCTCTTATCTAGCTACTCTCCATGCACCATATTTATTCTTGTACATACTTACACCTATTGGCGTGTTTCTGCCTTTACTCTTTTTAGGTGAGTTAATGAGCAATCCTGCTCCTGCTCTTAATGCTGTTTCTGCTGCACTCGCTGTTGTATCAGCACTTGCACTAGAACTTGAACTACCATAACCACCTCGTCCACCATATCGGCTTCGGCTATATCCACCTCGTCCACCACCGCTTCCGCCAGTGCCTGCGATTGCGTTCATAGCCTGCTGGGCTAATGCAATCTTGTAATCCTTGTTAGGGTCACTAGATGATGATAACTGATTAATAAGTGTCTGATACTCACCAACGGTCTTAAATCTTCCAGTAATTGAGTTAGCAAAATACTGTAAATCTTTCTCTCGCTGTTCCTGTTCCCACTTCCTCTGATTTTCCATTTGTGTCAGATAAGCGGTGTTCAGCTTGTTTTGAAATTCCTCGTCATAACTCGTCAGCTTGTTAGCATAGTTATTATTAATATCATTAATTGCGGTATTCCTATTAGCCTCGTTAGTTGCTATATTGTTTCCGTAATTAGTCTTTAGTCTGATTAGTGACGATTCAGCCGCTCCACCATTTACACCTAGTGCGTTAAGGCTTTCAGGCAACTGCCTTGATTGCTGCATGTACTTGATGTAGTTCTGCTTTGCCGTATTATCGTAATTAGCATTGCTCTTGTTTGTATCATTAGCCTTATTAGTTTCAAGCTGTTTTACAAACTGATTCCTTAAATCGCCCTGCTGTTTAGCATACTGATTGTAAATCTCTGCATAAGGTGAGCCACCGTCCATGAATGAATGAGTATTTGCTCCCCCTACTGCTACACTTGACATGTTTATTCCCCCTTTCTACTCTGCTTCCCAACCTAGTGTCTCAAACTTACTCAACACTTGTGGTGATATTTCCATTGATGAAAAGTCACCGTCAACGTGTTTCGCTAGGTTGTTTAGTTTTTCGGCAATCCTTTCAGGTAGTGCGTCAAACACTTTCTTGTTCTGTAAAGCTGTTCCAGATAGTGTGGTGTCTGCCGCTGCCACATGGAGAGCCGCAATCTCCGCAGGTGAAATTGTATAATCTGCCTTTGGTATACTTGCCATTGTTTCCCCCTTTTACCTCTTGGCTAAATCTCCTATGATGTATGATTTAACAACATTGGTTATGCCAAAAGGTTCAGCTTTGTTATTCTCTAGTATTATTTGTAGTCGCTTGTACTTCTTAATCTTTTTCTTCATGAAAAAGTCGGCTGTTGCTGTGTTGCCATTAAACGTAAACCGTGAAAAATCAATACGTTCAAAAGACATCATATCCGCTGTAAATTCGCCCACATACTGCCTTTCGTCACCGTTTTTTACGAGTGTTAGCTTACAACCAGTCTTGTAATGTGGTACTAGTGTTACAAAAGAACCTTTCTTTTGTAGTGTTTTCATCTTTGACGGATAGCCGTCATCATCAAAAGCCGAGCACCACATTGCACATACAGGGTCTCCTACCCATGTTCCGTTTTCTAGCTTTGCATTGTCTAAATACCTTGCTGTTTCGGATAAATCCTCGTTCCATGTGTAGGTGTGGGTTTCGTCAGCGAAATACATTCTATCGTCAATTACAAACATGGATTGTATGTTAGGTATATTCTCAAAGAAATACCCCTCATAACTGCGGTCACTTCGCCTATCCGTTGATTTGTGCCTACTATCTAGGACATACATTCGTGAATTTATGGCTACATAGAAATATTCTCGCCATGCACAACCAACAGCATTTTCAAGGTGTTCCTCTCTGCACAATGCACGATTAATTCGTGCGGAACGATTGACTGCGTATTTCTCACTCTGCCAATTCGTCATTATGCCAAATAGTCCGTCTCTTGATAGAAATGTTGGCTCGTCATTGACTACCCCTATACACTTCTGCGATACCGCACCAACTCCTGCATTAGAAGCCTTAACACTATACTGTGTTACGTTATTATCCTTAATCTCACTTGCTAGGAATATCGTATTTCTACCGTTATCCTTTGTGATAATTGCTAGATATGAACTAGAACGTGTATAGCACATGATGTTATTATCAACATCAAAATAGTTAAGGTCAGGAATACTGAACGGATTATCAACATCTGAATAATGTGTCCTCGACTCAACAGCTATGAATAACCTTGAATTGAAGTAGATTATCGTTCTTGAATTAAGTATTTCGACTAGTGTCTTGTTGTAATAACCTCTATTCGTGCCGTCTATCTGCTCTGTTGAAAATGGTGCAAACGTAATCCTTACGTTAGGCTCTCCGCTTACTAATGGCTTACTTGGTGCTGTTGTAAAAGATACCTTGTTGTCTACAACACGGAAATTATCAGTTCCTTTTCCGTCTAGTGTTTTACCAACAATACTTTGCGGTGAACTAGTGCCTACATTAACAACTTTCCACTTGCCCTCACTATCTAGTACCTCTGCTTTTACATAGCTACCAACCTTGTCATAGTTCGGAATTTTATAGTCTTTCGTTTCTCCGTCACCTAGATATGTAACTGTTTGATAGATACTAGCTAGGTTCTTACTATCAAGTGCCGTACCGCCTAGTCCGTTAGGTTGTAACGATATAACTGTGCTAGGGATAATCTTGTCATTGATTGGTTCGCTCTCGCCAACCTTACCTTTTGACATCATCTTTTCCCCAGTTCCTGCAATCAAAACCTCGTTTGTCACGGTGTCATATCTCAAAATCGCATTTTGGGATAGTATGTAAATGTATTTCTGATAGCTAAAAGCCTTATTTACCTTTCCAAACTTTCCATCAATAGTCTTGATGTGCGTTTCTTCGAGAACGTGATTATTTCCCATTTCTAGGCGGTTTATTACGATTGAGGATAGATTGCTCGATACTCCGTATTTCTCCCCTCTAACGCTCAATATGGCGTCATATCGGATACCTACAACTCTATATCCGTCACGTTTAATCGGATTACCACCTAAATCAGAAATCATATTAACCATTTTCGGTGAGCGTCTGCCGTCAACCTCTGTATGGTCACGTAAATAGTCCACACCTAATAGTTCACGATATTGTGCTTGCCTAACACTTGGCTGTGATGGTACATTTAGCTTCCCCATTAACCTATACCCCCAACTATCTTGGCTTTCTTTACTAACTTTGCACTCTGAATAATCTGTGTTTTTAAATCATCGTACTCGTTCCAGTAAATAGTAGCCTTTGTTAAGTCATCATCTAGCCACAAATAATGTGCTGCTAGTATTCCAACAAGTGGCTCTGTTATTTCAGGAACATTTATCTTTGTATCGTCCTCAACATCTATCGTTAACGGCTTAAATTTAGGTAGTACCCATGTTTCCTTGCCGTTCTCATCTTTACCTTGATACCCCCACTTACCATTTAGATAATCTTCAATCTGTGGAACAACTACTGTATGGATAATGCGAACCGCTCTATTCGTTGAATTTACTGCTATTCGCTTGTATTCAGAATATGTATCATCTTCCTCGAACCCTAAATCTATTAACTCGTCTTTAAGGTCTTTCCACGTCATACTCACTAAACTTGTTCCCCTTTCTTAAAAATTAAGGGCAAGGTTTTACCCTCGCCCTATTACTCACTCTATGGTAGGTGAATTACTGCTACATCAACGGCTGCGTTGGACTTTCCAACGAGATAACCTTTATTCTCGCCTGATACAGTCTTGAAATAACTAGAATCTACAACGAGTGTTCTTACTTCGCCTGTAGCCATTGTGAAATCAAGTCCAGTTCCTACACCGCCTAGTGCATCACCTACTGGAATTGTCACCTTTGGTGTTCCTGCTGTTGCTCTGAACAGAATTACTGTCTTGAAGTCCTTACCCTTTAGGTCAAGTGCGAAATCTCCGCTTACGGACTTAAATGTTACCTTTGTTGCGTCATTAATTGCTGCAATTGCCTTTTCTACTTTTGTTGCCATTATATTTTCTCCCTTTCTACTCTAACTACTTCCAACAGTTAAGTATGCTTTATGCATACTTAACATTGAGGTTGTAAAACTCCTTTGGTCTGATTAGCTTTGTGCCAAATATGATAAAGCCCTTAACTGCGTCGCTGAATGAGTTTTCAGGTCTGTATGGCTCTACATGTGGCTTGCTCTGTGCTAGTGCAATCGCTCTCTGTGTCTTAACCTGTATAAGTTCGTTTCCGCTCTTATCCTTTGCAACGTTATTAGACATTCTGATGATACAGTTGTTGTACATCGACATCTTGCCGTTCTTTAGTTCCTCGCTGTTGTTGGTGTCTAGCTTTACATAAGCCTTTCTAAACAACGTATAGAACTTTGGTGATACAGTCGCTGTAATGGTTGTGCTTGGTGATACATCGGCTAGGTATAGCTGCTCTAGTGCATTATCTAGTAGGTCAAGCACGTTGTCCTTTGTTACTAGAGTTAGTGCGGACTTCTGTGCCTGATTGTCTAGTGATAGGTTTGCAACAACTCTATCAATCTCGTTAGAGCAAACCTCTGTTGACTCCTGATTGAGTGCGGACATTACATCTGCTCCCTGTGCCTTGTCAATATCATCTACCTTGTAGTTAAAAGTAGCGACATTGTTAGCAACTAGAGTTACAGATGTATCCTCAACAGTTTCTGCTCCGTTTAGCACAACGTCTCCGTTTGCTGTGTTGAATAGTGTTACTGTTGGCTTGCCAACTCCCTGAATACGAACACTGTCTCCTGCGTTCTTAATCTCACCCTCAAACTTCTGATTGGTGTCTGCGGCAAATACGCAAAGTCTCTCGTTCTCTCTCTGAATTTCCTTGCTCCAAATTGTGGCTTTAAAGTTATTGTAAGACATAATTAAAACTTTCCTTTCTCTTATTGAATACACATACACTTAATATCAAAAACACACTATTTTAGCCTTTTATAGTCTCGCTAATGACTTTTTAACCTTATCCCAGTTAGCGTCCATTTCCTCATCAGTTAGGTTATCTAGTTCCTCTGATGTGTAGTATTCTCGCTCTGTCTTGTTATCAGCGATTTTTCCCACACCGCTTGGTGCGTGCACCTTTTCCCTTGCTTCCATCTGCTGTGTAGCATAATATGCCTGCTTTGCTGTTAAGCCTGCACCTATGAAGTTGGCAAAGGTTTCGCCTAGTTCCTCTAACGATTTAATGGTTGGGTCAATCTCTTGAACATCACGTAAGCCTTGTGCTATCAGTTGGTCTATTTCAAGGTTCATCTTTTCTTCTTCTGCAAGTCTCACCTTTTCTCGTAAGTCATCGAGTTCCTTATCCCTATCGTAATCAGCTTTTACATCGTCATACTCTCGTTCCTCGCTGTATGCTTGTGCCCTTAAAGCCAATTCTTCGGGTGTTTCTCCGTCAAAGTACCTACTTAATGCGTCTTGCAAAATCTGTACATCGTGCTCCAAACCCTCGTTTTTTCTTCGCATTTCTGCGAATGCAGCGTCACTTTCAGTTCTTCTGCTGTTTTCAGATTGGTCTGTGCCCTCTGTCTGCGTTCCCTCGTCAATAGTTTCTGCCTGCTCGTTCTGTTCTACGTTGTCCTGTGGTTCAGCGACTTCCACATTTTCTCCGCTTTCAACTTCTGTTGATGGTTCAGCGACTTCCATCGTTTCTGCGCTTGTTGTCATGTTGTCTTCCAACGTTCTTTCTCCCTTGCTAAATGAATTGGTATTAACTTACTGTGGCTTTTTCTGCTTCGCTCTTTTTCTTCTTGCGTTGCATGAGCAAGCCTTGCTCTTTTATATACTCATCAAGTTCACGTTTAGCTTTCCTATCGTCGCTTTCTTGTTTACTTGCTTGAGCCTTTCCTTGTTTAGGGTTATCTTCCCAACCACATATATTTTTGAGGGCGTGCATTGTTGCGTTCGGAACGTACTTTTTAAGCATTGCACCCTCAATCAATGTATCTGCAATCATCGCTTTCATCTTCGCCTCTGCATGAGAGTGTAATGCGAAATATCGCATTACCTCTCGCCTTGGCTGTCCTAGAAAATCTGCAAACCTCGACTTTGTTGGTAGTGTTTTATACTCGTTATCCTCAACCTCTTTGAGGAACTGTTCAAACAACCCTAAAACCTCGTCCTCTGTATGTTTCTCTAGTTCTAGTTTTGCCATTTCCATTACCTTTTATTTCTGTGCTAGTTGCGACTGAATATCTTGATAACTTGGTGCGTTTCCACCGCCTACATCGTTATTTATCGCCTCGCTAGGAACATTGTTGTCTATCGGCTGTTCACCGCCTTGTGCTGCAATCATCTGTTGCTGCTGTGCCATTTCTTGCCTCTGTCTTTCCTGTTCCGCTTTTCTTTCCTCTAGCACTTCTTGTAATCTCTTTTTGTCAATTGTTGCGTGTTCAGGATATAGCCTTACAAACTCGTCAAACGTAATCTTGTTGTTGTTGAAGAGGTTTGTTACTTCCTGCTGCTCTGCAACTCTCGATAGTGTTGTATTCTCTGATACATCTATCCTTACTGTCGGCTCTATCTTCTGTAGTTCCTCTGCTGTTACCTCGACTTGTTCAAACTTGACACCATCAGGATAGTACGTTTTCCATAAGTCAAAGTATAAGCGTGCAACATTCTCGACAAACTCCTGGAACATATCAGCTTGCTCGTTGAGTGTTACTTGCTGTTGGTCACGAACGGTTGTTGCCGCTGTTCCTGATACTCTTGAGAGTTCGATATTACCTAGTGCCGTATCGCTCGCTCCTGCAAGGTCTTTTGTGGTGTTCAGTAGTTCATCAGATAGCTGTTTTGCGTCTCCTGCTTGCGCCTGTGGTGCTAGATAAGTAATCATAGAGTCTATGGCTTTTGAGTTGCCACCATTCATCTCGATGATTGAACCAACCTTGTCTAAATCTTCAGGGTTAGCAACCGCTGTTCTGTCTACCGCCATACGTGGAAATGCAGTCTGCTTAACGCTCTCACTTCTTCTAGCAAGCATTTTGTTAAGTTCAAGCTGATTTGCCACTATCTCTGATACTTCTGATACACCCCTAGCACTATTTGGAACTTCTTCCCATACCATTGGCACGATAGGGTACATTGATAGTCCTATGCCGTGATATGCTCCATTTTTCATCTGCTGAATAGGGTGCAGAGGTTCATACACTACCGTCCTTGTCGCTCTCGCTACATGGATAACTCCGTCTTTACGTTCTAGGTAGACGAGTGATGTAATCTTGTTACCCACCTCGTCTTTATTTAGTAACGTATCATTTGTATCTCCGTCCTCTCGCAGTAAGGAAACTTCGCTTTCAGGCAAGCCGTTATCTCTTGCCCTAGCCTTTACAGTTTCAACTCCTAGTCTTTCCTCAATGATGATGTATGGCTGTTCTTGTAGTTCTGATATGTTCTCATCACCAAATAATATCTGCGTATTATTCAGTATTTGTGGTTTCTTTCTCGTGTCACCCTCGTACCAAAACACATATGAGTCGCCTTGTATTGCAGCTGCTTTTAAGGCTTTTCGTGATATTCTGCCCATGCTCGACTTTTCCCACGAAATATCGAATAATTTGCCAATATTTGAACATACATCAGCATAATCACCAGTTACATCGCTAAATATCGCTGTTACATCACGCTGTGATATAGAGTGAACCTTGTATTTAACTACTTGCTTAACAAAGTTCTGTATCGGCTTATCTTCTAGTCCTGCTGAACCCTTTACAGCTTCCCATTGTTTGCCTATATAGAAGTTCCAATTTCGCTCTGAATCAGATAGTATGCTCTTTTTCTGCATGTACGATTTTGTCTTTTCGTACTTCTGCCATATTTGAGTAGTAAAATCTGTATCATTCTTCTTGTTAAAAATACCCATTTATTCCCCTTTTAAGCTAACGTTATCTATCTGCTCCATCTTTCTCTCGTATTCCGTCTTTTTAGGCTTTCTGCGTCCAAATAACAGCTTTCTAGGTGCATTTACGTTGTAGCCTATAACGAAAAATACGATTGACATTATCGGAATTAACATGCAAGAAATTATTAGTGCTATTTCTATCATCATTCCCCCTTATATCGGTCTTATCTTTCCCTTGCCACCTTTATTTTGGTAGTACGCAGGAAACATCAGTTCCATTACGGACTTCTTTTTAACGGCTTTCTTCTCTCCACTCTGATAGATAAGTCTATTTAGTGCTTGTGACATACTATCCACTTGGTCATCATGTGCTGCGTTAGGAAAACTTGAGCACTCATCGACAAAGTCATTAGTGAACCTCTTATTTCTAGGTAGATACACGTTCCCACTCTCGATTGCTCCTAGTATTGCTTGTACTCTCGACATCTTACTGCCGTTAGGCTCTACTGGAATAATTCCAAAGAGTTCGTGCCTTAACATAGTGATAATCGCACTACCGTTAGCCTTATCCTCTATAAGTGTTGTCATACATTTAGGGTACATCGCCCTTAATCTGCGTATCTCAACTATCGTAGATGGGAAATTTAGCCTTTTCTTAACTGCGTCTATCAGATATAGGCTCGCTCCAACCTTGCCCCACACTTGGATTGCCACAAAGTCGGACTGCTCTGTATCTTTAAATGTTGCGTCTACACTCATTACCCAATCAGCTATTTCAGGTAACTCATCATAGTATTGCCACCAATCTCGCTCTATTACGTTACCCTCTTTGGCGGTAGGTCTGCCTTGATAAAGTGCGTTCCATGCCATTGAACCGCTCTCCGAGAGCATTGTCGCTTTCGTGCCTTGTAGCCACACCTTGTCTTTTCCAATATCAGGACAAAGAGAATCGCCAATCGCTCTACGCAGTAAATCGTTCTCGTCCTCACATTCGCACGGAAATCTCAAATACTTGATGTTATCTTCTTCGTCTAGCAATCGCCCTGCCAAATCGTCCTCGTGCCAACGTGTCATTATCAGTATTACCTTGCTATGTGGTGCTAATCTCGTTCTAAAGGTTGTTAGCCACTCGTCATATATAAGGTCTCGCCTTGCTTTTGAGTTAGCCTCTGCTCTGTTCTTGATAGGGTCGTCTATTATCAGTAAATTCGCCCTCTGTCCTGTTACGGACGTGCCAACTCCTGCCGACAACATACCGCCGCTATGGTTCGCCAACTCAAATTCTTGCGTTTTACTAGCCTCTTTCGATATCTCGATACCAAATATCTCTTTGCCATATTCAACTATTTTTCGCTTGTTTCTTCTACCAAACCTAATCGCAAAGTCCTTGTTGTACGATATTTCTATTACCCTGTGTTCAGGGTTCTTACCGAGATACCAACTAGGTAGTGTCTCCGTTATTGTCTGGCTTTTTCCATGTTGCGGCGGTGTGTGTATAACTAATATCTCATATGGTGCGTCTGTCTTTCTCTCTATAAAGTTCTGTACATACTTGCACAAGAACCCATGAAATCGGCTCTTTATCCATGCTCCGTTATGTACATACTTTACGTACTCTGCGTAATCTCTCCGCAGGACACCTCTATATATTTCAGCTTCATTCATGTATTCCCTCTTTTATTTTTTTTATATTTTTTTGCCCACTTGCTTTCTCTTTCACACACGTTTTGGGGTCATACACACCATGTTTTCAAGTGGTTTTCAAAATGTAGATGTACTGTATATATATATATACGAATAAGAGACAAGGGCTGGGGTGGAGCGGGTCGCCCTTTGAATACCCCCTACCATTTCAGCGATTTTCTTGTTGGTTTAAACAAATAATATCGATGTGGTTCTTCCCAATAATGAGAGGGTGAATACATACCCCTTGCAATTACTACATCATAGGTCTTAATTCCCTTTGATTGAACTATTCCCTAAATTGTATTTTTCGGAATAGTTGCCCCTATTACCTTTAGGTTATTGTCAACCTACACGGCTACGCCTATTTCCTTGTTGTTGGTTGCTCGCTGTCTGTTGCGTGTGTACCTTGCTTTTGCCAACCCTTATAGATTAATTCTTTTGTTGTTGGTAGTCCGTCCGCTGTTGCGTACGTCTCTGAACCCTTTAGGTCTTTAAAAAGAAAAAAAGAAAAAAATAAAAAAAAGAAAAAGAACTGATTTAGTTAGCTGATGAACTAATTAAATTGTTGGCTCCCCTTTGCACCTCGCTCGCTGACGGCTGATTAATTGCAATAAAAAAAAGAACCTGGCACCGTGTTAACGGCTCACGCTCTTGTAACTGATTGATTATTAATGATGTGATGATGTGTGCGAACTAGCTAACTGCGTTAAGTGTGTGCGGAGTGCGTTCGCCTAGTCGCTGATAGATAGAAATATGCGGTTAGGTGGTCGCCTGCTCGCTTGGTGCGGAGTGTGTCGCTCTGCTCGGTTCATTTCTTACTGTCTAGGTTCAATTATAGTGTAGGTTCGTTTATCTTAACGTGTCAAGCAACTTTTTGAAAAAACACAAAACGAACACATGTTTAGAGGCTGTAGAAAAACAAAGAAAAACATAAAAAAGATTGAAAATACTATTGACTTTATATCAGTACGGATATATAATATAAACAAGCTAAAGGAAAGCTAAAACAAATAAAAAAGCGGCCTCGGGGAACACCCCGCAAAACTCAATTCATTATTACTACCACGCAACAAAGAAAGGAGCTGTTATTATCTTACAAGATAGTAACAAAAAAATCAAATGAAATTCAAGACAACAAGAAAAGCAGTTAAAGAGAACAGCAGAATAATTCTAAAGGTTGGATATTGTGACTTACAGAGCCTGCTATATTTCAGAGACGCTGACGCTTATACATGCGGCGTGTATGGTTGGAACTCAGATGTATATGACTTTGGAAAAGTTGTAATTGTTACAGGATATAGACCATTTGGGAACTATAGCAATTATGACCTTGTTAGGGAATATGATGAGAAGGCTTACAAGATTGCTAGGGATTATAAAAATATTGACTGGGAGACACGCAAGAACGATGTTAACAAGCTATTAGATGAGTTTGTTAATAAGGTTTACGAACTAGCAGCAGCTAAATAACTATCTAGCGGCAGTTATGAAAGGGGTTAACAATGAACATGGACAAAGAAGATATTATTATCTTTATCGACACTTATATTGATTACTCAGATTACACAACTATAGACGAGTTGAGGGACGCCCTATATAGGGACTTATACGACAGCAGAAGTGACTGCATAGATGAAGCAGTCGCAGAAATAGAAGAAGAATATAATGAGTTTTGGGAAGAAATAGACAACGAGGACGAGGAATAACGAGGGGATTAATTCCCCTCATGGATTGAAAGGAAAAGCAATGTATAAGAATTTTAAGGCAGAGTGGACTGGGTCATATCCTTGCTTATGTAGTGGCGAGTGGAAACTCACCGCAGAGACAACAGAATATGACGAGGAACGGGGCAAATATTCTGTTGTAGATGATATTTCCCATCTTATCCCTGCGGACTTGCGCAAAAGTCCAATGTTCTGTGAGGGAACATATGATACTTGGTATTTTGACGAAGACTATATAGAAAACTGGGACACTTACAAGAGCGGGCTCGGATGGATGGCGTGGGTGCGAGAGAATGAAAGTTGGATATCCGCATTTGCAACCCCTAAACAGTATATAGAAGTGTTTAGGGCATTTCAAAAAAATGACTGGAGACACAACTCGTGTGGCGGTTGTATATAGCAGATTGAAAGGAGCAAAACAATGGAAGTTAACAGAATAGATGCAAAAATTAACAGCACCGGGGAAGTATTTAACTTGTACAATAATGGTAAGTTTCAGAATTTTGAGAGAATTCACGCTATCTTTGGCGAAGACTACGACGATGTTAACGACAATCTACTTGATGGACCTGCTGTAAACGGTTGGGAATATACTGAAAGGGTTTATCACTTTGCTGAAGAAGTTGAAAGTGTTACATTTACTTACTCAGTCTAAATGGGTGTATAATTCAGCTATTGAACAGATAAGGAGTTAAACGATGGAACTAAACGAAAAAATATTAAGGTTTGCCAAAATGCTTAAATTACAAATGGTTGAGGATATTGGCAAATCAGGCATAAAGTATTACAAGGTGTTTACAGGGTACTGTCTTATTGAGATTGGAAGAATAGATATTGACTGCTCATATGAGGAGTTCCTCGAAAATATTGCCGTTGGGGCTGTTCACGAGGTTGATATGCTCGGTCGAGTCTATGATGATATGGAGTAATAAACAGATAAAAGGGGGATATTTTATGGCAATATCAGAAGCGCAAAAGGCGGCTACACGTCGCTATATAGCAAAGAACTATAGGCAAGTTAAAGTTGATTTGCCTATAGCCCTAGTAGAGGAATTTAGGGCAACAACAAAGGCTAACGGAGATAGTCAAGCGGCTATTGTTCGTAAGGCTATTGAGAAGTATCTAGGCAAGTAAAGGAGTAAGGCGATGAACGTTAGAGAAATACTAGAAAATAGCTATTGTTTGGTAGTTAGAAATGACGGCGGCACTCGAATTGTGTGCATTGAGGACGAAAGAAAAAAACTAATTGATGTAATTAAGCTAACTGATGAAGAGTTTAACGGTGAATTTACAGCGGAACTGTTGGATATTATCGTTAATAAGGCTTATACAATCGGTGTTAAGGACGGTTTGAGGGACTAATAAGGAGTTTTAGCGATGAGTGGTGTTGATATATTTACAAGGGCGATTTGCCTATTTACCGTGTTCGGAGTACCTATACTGTTCTTTGTAGTATGGGCAGTAGATGAACATATCTATTCTGAAAGGGAACTAAAGGCAGGAGAAGTCAAGAACCTTGACAATTTAACAAAGGCAGGGGCAAAATTTCAAGCCAATTGCGTTGATAATGGTGTTGATTATGCTATATATATTTGGATAGTTGACCAGTTAAAAAAAGACCTTGATTTCATGGGATATAGTCCGATTAATGTTGACGCTGCTTTGATGTATATACCACTCTCAATTGATGAGGTTTTCGGTGGTACAAGCCTACACGATAGGGCTTTAAGGCTGTTTGAAAGTCAAGAGGACTATTTCAGAAAAATGCTGATTGATTAAGTTATCTAACGGCACTCACGCAAGGGGTTAGACAAATAAAAAAATGGGGTGTATTCTCTACCCCATTTTATATTGCCCATATACGGCTTATATTTCCGTTTTAAGACGATTTACCGCCTAAATGCTATAAAGGGTTAATCACCGCTTCAAAGTTGGCTAGTGCCCTTATTTTCGCCCTCTCGATAGACTCTATCGGTATAAGTATTTCATCGGCTAGTTGCATATCGTCCTTTTCGTCTACTATCCACCCCTCTAGGATATTCCGCTCTATTTCTGTTATCGCTCCAAAACCTAGCACAACCATATCCACATAATGCTGATATTCCTCTTGTTTTAGGTGGAGAAGTTCTATTCTCCTAGTCCAGTCGCTTTGTTCGATTTCGTCAATTGCTGCCTTTTTCTCTTGCTTTGCGGAAAGTATCTCGGATTTTAGTGCAAGGACGGCATTTTTATTTAGCTTAAAATCGGAAATTAAGCCCTTTGAGTCAAGTTTAAAGTATTTCATGTCTATATTCTGTACCCTTTTAGTTAACTTGCTGTGGGGATAATCGGTTTTTAGCCGTAAATACCCTCGTTATAATCTTGTTCGGCTTCCGCAACTTGGTCAAACATGTTCGATTCTTCTTCCTCTAGTCTGTCCGCCATTTTGTTGGGGTTATGGTATTTTTGCGTTGTGAGTAAGTCAATATCAAAGGCGGTTACAAGGGGATAAATTACCCAATGGTCACTTGTCTTTGACTTAAACTTTGGGAAGTGCATTTCACCAACAATTAGTATTGGTTCACCTCTCCGCTTGTATCTGAGTATTCTGTCGGCAACATCGCCATACGCAACGCACTTGAAAAAGTCTGTATCGTATTTTCCGTCCTCTCTCTTGCTCCTCTTGTTAACTACAGCAAGTTTGAAGTGTGCAATTGATTTCCCTCGTGGGGTCAAACTCTTTTCAGGGTCTTTTACCAATCGCCCAGTTGCTATAAATGAGTTCATAGGCTCTCCTTTCTTTGTTATTTGTCAATTTGTATGGGACTTTCTTCCCTCTGTTTTCTGATGAGTTTCTCCGCTTGGATTTCGCCATATGTTTTGGGGGTCTTTGCCCTTTCTTGCTCTTTGCTTATTTCGTCCTTAAACCGCTCTATACGGCTTTTTCTTTCTTCAATGGCACGTTTCCTTGCCTTTGCCTTTTTATAGCTTCTATGACGAATTTCACGGACTTTATCGCTATTCCTAGCAGCCCACTCATCATGTTTCTGTTTGTTTCTTGCTTTTTTACACTTGGGATTATCGCAGATGATTTCAAACTCTCTCAATGCTTCAAAGAATTTGCCACACACTTCACATCTTTTAATCATTGATAAAGTCCTCGCTTTCCGCTTCCGCTTGCAGTCTTTCAGCTTCCTCGTCAATATCCTCATCGTCCATGAAAAAGTCCATTGGCATATCAACATCAATCGTGTTGGAGTTAATACCTTGCTCAATTGTCGGATCAATAGCCTTTTTGATTTCAGGCGGTTGATATTCATTTCTAGTGCTTGCCTTATACCGCAAAATATCGTTGATTTCACCTTTTAAGGTGTTAGGTGTTGCACTCCTTGTGATTTTGCCCATGCGCCCTAAAATTTGAACTTCTGAACACACCACATAATAGCTTGTTCCGTTACGTCCCGTCTTTGGGTCTACCCACACACCTTGATGTAACGTGCCTTGAATGATAATCTGTTCGCCTTTCATACCTTTACGCAAGGTGTTTGCCTTGTTATTTCTTGCGTAAATTCTGATATTGTCATAATAGCGGTTTTTCAATCCCTCTTTTCGCCTAAAAAAATATGGTCTTGGGACGACAATCATAGCACTTGCTGTTGGGGTATCTTTTTTTCCTGTTTTTATCATGGACGGTTTATTCTGCAAGAAACCTTGTAGGATTACTGAATTAATCATATGTTGTTTCCTCGCCACCATCAGGTGCATAAACGTGCTTAACGTGGTCTAAATACTCATGCTCGTTGCAATCGTCTAGTTCGTCATACTCAAATGCTCTATCCACACGTTCCTCGCCCAAAATATCGTCAAAGAAGTGGTGGGGTCTTTTGTGGTCTGATAGTTCCTTGTTCCGCTTGCTACTCATTGTTTCCCTCTTTTCTTAATACAGCTTTTCTCTAATGCGTTGCTCTAGGATATATCTGTATTTGTCCATTGCGATTAGCTGTTTGCGTAAAATATCAATTGATTTTTCTGATAAATCGTCGGAACACTCCTTTAGCTTAAATTTTAGCTTTGTGCACTTTGCAGCTAAATCGTTATACTCGTTTTCTAGTCTCTTTCGTCTTTCTGCTCTTTCTTTCTTTTCTTCATAAGTCATAGCCATTATCTTTTTCTCCTTTTTGTGTCGCTCTCAACTTCTTTTCTAACTTCTTGAATAATTCGCTCACCATGTATAAGTCCTAGTGATAAGAGTTCAAAATGCGGTGATTTAAACCATTCCTCGTCTTGCTCTACCCTTGCTAGTGCTGTGCCGTCATTTGGTTTCTTTTTTAATCTTCGCAAGGCTTGTCCGTACTCATACACAACGGAACGGATAACCTCTAGTCCAATATTGGCAAACTCTTGTGGTGGTGTATCTTTAAGTATTTGTTTCATTTGCCGTCTACCCTCTACTATGTGCTTTTCACAAAAAGCCTCTGAACCGTCATAGATTAGACAACCACATATAGGGCAACGTGCATAACGATTGATAATATCAGGGTGTATCCAACGCAAGAACTGTATCATCATGTCCGTACCAAACTTTTCCTCGATTTCTCGTTTTGTTCCTCGCCACGTTATACCGTTGTGATACACCGCCATATCGTCTAGTTTTCGCATAACACTCCACTCGTCATTATGGAACGAATGAACCTCTCCCCTCACTATCCCATTCACCACCATGTTGCCTTTATATGCTTCTAGTGCCATCTTCCGTGTTCTCCATTTCGCATATAAAAGCCATGTTGCAAGCAATGTGTTTGTAGTGCTTGATTCCGCTTTCTTTGTCTACGCTGTTAGGGTCTTTGACGTACTCTAGCAAGTGTCTGAATAGTGCGTCTCTATAGTCCTCAATCGGTACTTCTTTCCAGCTATCCACACTTCCGTACTTCTTCACACCATACTCTCTAACCTCTGCAACATCTTTCAAAATCTGCATTGGTGCAAGTGTTATTTTTGCCTTGCCCTTTGTATCTTTAGCGAACTTGCGTAACCTCTCTCTGTCCTGCTCTAGTTCTTCCGTATCGTCAAGCGGTTCTGTATTTAAGTGTTTTTTTAATTCTTTCCATGCTCCAGTATCCATTATTTCGTTGATATTATAGGGGCTTGGGTAAATCTGTTTTTCTCTTGCAAATTTTGACGGTTTGCATCCATATGTGTAAAATCCATATATCCACTCACCGCTAATAATTTTACGTTTATCTGATACAAATATCGTCATTCCCTCTTCATTAATAAAATTTTCAAGAGGTAACAATTCGAGTTTGTTTTCATACCCCATACGTTCTAGTGTTCTCATTGTGTAGTCGAGTTCTTCACTATCCTTGCAATAAATGTATTCCATGTCACTTTTTCTCCTTATACGGCTCTGTTCTGTTGATTGCACAAGTGGTGCATTTTGTTTTCTTATTCTCAACACACCACTTGCAAATACCTTTTCGTTGTTCTGCGGTAAATTGTTCCGCTATGCTCATTGTTGTTATCATTTACGCAACACCTCAATCGCTACAAGTAGTCCTATTAGTGCTGTAAATACTCCTATTAATGCTATACCGTACATAATAATCAACATGTGTTTAATCTCCCCAAAATACTGAAAATATAACTATAACTACTCCTATATCGAATATAGCGATTAATCTGTCGGCTAACTGCTTGTGTCCTCTCTTTCGCACAATCCCTCCAAAGATAGCCATTACCCATAATGCAATCATCACGATTAGCCTTGTTATGCTTAACATAGTTTTACCTCTCGCATGGTTTTGGTAGCGGTAGCCATGCGATAACATCGTCAATCTCGGTATATGCGTCGCTTACACGAATACCACCGTCCATATAAAAATAATCTACCCATACATCTGAACCATCGGTAATTAGTACATCTTCACCAAAACTTGGTAGGTTATCTATCCATTGGTCAAGTTTGTGAACTACAAATTTCTCCTTTTCTTCTGCTGTTGGTTCTCTAAAAACGAGTTCGTTCCACTCTGGGATTTTGTCATATGCTTTCATAGTTTCACCCTCTTTCCTAACTCCCAACCAACAATAACGAATATTGCGGTTATTATTTTGCTGATTATTAACATAGTCTCTCTCCTATCTCTTTAACTACGTTTATGGTTACTCCATTGCCTGCTTGTTTATAAAGTTGGCAATTACTGTTCATAAAATCTGCTTTCTCAAAATAATCGTCCGTCCAACCTTGCAGTCTGAAACACTCTCTAGGTGTTAGCTTTCTAATCGCTAGATAAGAGTTATATTTATCGCTCCATAACGTGGCTATATCACTATCACCGCTCGTCTTAACTGCGATTGCTGTTCCCTCTGCTGCATGATTGCCCACTCCACTATCTTCTCGTGCTGTTATGCAGTTTGAAATGCCTATTTCTCTTGGCTTGTTTTTGGATTTATCAACTCCAAAACATATGTGTGGCTCTAGGTTTCCACCCCCCCTAGTGGTCAAACAGAGGGCTAACCCCCTTGAATGATATGTGCGATAACTATTTCTTAATCGTCCGTCCTTTTCGCTGTATACACCGCCTACAAATTCAAGACGATTTTCGCCGCCTGCTCCTTTGATAGGAAATACTTGTTTTCCACTTCTTCCTCGATAATGTCCAACAACGTATACTCGCTCCCTATTTTGTGGAACGAACCATCTCGAATTGACAATTTGCCATTCTGCATCGTACCCCAATCTGTCCATTTCAGAGAGGATTGAGAGGAAGTCAAGTCCTCTGTTGCTAGACAACATTCCCTTAACATTCTCGTATATAAGCCATGTGGGTTTATCTTTTTCTTCGAGTTCTTCCAAAATCCTAAAAATCTCTCGTACAAGGCTGCTTCTCTCACCGTCAAGTCCTGCTCGTCTCCCTGCAAGTGAGAAGTCTTGGCAAGGTGCTCCGAAAGTCCAACAATCGGCTCTTGGAATATTGGAAACGTTAACTGCTCGAACATCATTTGAGTACCACTCTCCATTGAGGTATTCATTTTTAAGTATTTCCTTTTGTCTCTTGTGTTTTGGTAGGCTCGCAAGGTGTTTAAGTTGCTCGGCTGTGGCTGTGTGCATGGCTCTATAGCTTGCCTCTGCGTATTTATCAAACTCGCAATGACCTATACACTCGTGTCCTGCAAGTTCAAAACCTCGTGTAAAGCCGCCAATCCCTGCGAAAAAATCAATAAATTTCATCGGCTCTCCGTTCTGTATATTTATTTATAATTTTTGTATCTTTATACACACTCTTTTATTTAAGTTATCCACCGCTACTTTGTGGTGCTGATTTGCGATTTGCTTTCGTGGTGTCATTTTGTGATATATGCGTAAAATCGATTTATTTGAGTTTTAAGCGATTTTTATATCTTCGCCATATCAATTATCGACTAACGCATTTTCTTCTCGCTATCGTCAAATTAGACACCTTCTCGCACGTTTCTCGTGGCGGTAGTCCACCCCTTATCGCTCACCTTTAACCAATTCGCTGATAAAAACTTCCGTTCTCGGCTCGGTTGAGTACAGCTTTTTCGCTGAAATTTCAACGATTTGCTTATCATCGTGATAGGCTTTTCCGTTGAGTGCGTCCAAAACCGCCTTAAGCAAATTGTCAATATCGGGCTTTTTCGCTGGCACTTCTAAACCTACTGCCATGCGTTCCCTTGCCTTGTTGCTTGTTGCTTTTGGTATCGGCATGTAGAACATCACCCTGACGGCAATCGGATTTTTTATTGGCTCAATACCGCCCCATTGCTTTTCCCACTCGCTGACGATTAGCTGTTCGTACTCTCTCGTTGCCTTTGGCGTGAATGCGTGTCCGCTTCTCGTCACTCTCGGTCTGCCCTTTGGCTTTGGTACTGCGTGGATTATAAATTTCATGACTGCCACAACCTTTCCGCTCTTTCGAGTTCGGCTTCGGCTTGTCTTTGTAGTCGCAGTTCCTCGTCTTTCAGAAATTCGATATTGCACTTAACCTCGTGCCTTTTGAGTTTCAGCCCTCTGATTTGCTCGTCTGTGCTTGCCTTTGCAATCTCGCTGTTTAGCTTGGCTAGTTCTTGCTTGTACTCGGTCATGCGGTCAATCTGTCCGTTCGTGAGTAGTCTCGCGCCACTAGCTAGTTTCCCTCTCGCCCTCTTAATTCGCTCAATCACCTTGATTTTCTCTCGAACATCAGCGATTGACGGTGGGTACTTGCTTGTTTCAACGTGCTTTCTGACTGCCGTTAGGACGTCTGACTTGTCATAGCCGCAAAGTAGGTCATACCACACAGCAAGCTGTGTCTTACGCTCAATCGGTGTCATGTGCTTTAGGTACTGCGGATAAGACGCATTGACTATGTTCAGCACGTTTTCTGTGTCTTGCTTGTTCATGCTCTTGCTCCTTTCTGCGTTACCAGTCGAGCCCTGAATACGGCAATGTGTCGCTGTTATTTGCCTTGCCCTGATAGTTGCCGTTATCACTCTTGATTTCGTAAAAGCTAGTCCAACTCCGCTCTAGTGACTGCTCGACAATCTTCACAGCAAGCTGTGTGTCGATGTTGCCGTTATCGTCACTCGCTAACTTGGTTAGCTTGGTGATTAACAGCTTTCGCCCTCTGTCGGTTAAAGGCTTTCGCATTTTGACTCGCATTTCCTCAAAGTCCGTCATTGCGTCTTTGAGTTCATCAGGTAAGTCTTTGTAAATGGCTTTGCCTTTTGGTTTATTTTCGGTTTTCGGTTTAGTCACCTCGCCACTCACCCCTCCTAGGGGGGATATAGGGGGGTTATTAATACCTAACCTATCCTTACCTAACCTATCCTTACCTATGGCGTCCATTGGACGTCCATTGGTTGTCCATTGGTTGTCCATTGGTTGTCCATGGGACGTCCCAACATCTCTTTTTCTGTCTGCTCTAACCTTGGTTTCGGTTAGTTCAACATCAGGCAACATCTGTAAAAGCAAGTCTTTGTAAACCGTGTCAACCTTGCGGTCTGCCCTTATCTTGTTGTTCTCTTGCCAATCGGTAATGTAAGTGACTAAATCGTCATTTAGGACGATAACGAAACCTTTAGCGACCAATATTTTTAAATCATCTTCGGTTGCACCAGTTTGATTCATAACTGTGTATGCTTCGACAACTCCGTCGTCGTCTGCTTGCAGCCCTAGATGAAAATATAAGCATTGCGTACTAACAGGCATTTTCAAGAACTTCGCAGTATTGATTATTCGTTTTGAGAACATTCTTCTCTCTGCCATTTAGTTCACCTGCTCTCTTGCCCTCGCTTCTCGTCTTGCCATAAAGTTCGTTAAGTCAATCTTGCAAACAACCTCTCGCAATTTGTCCTCGTCAAGGTAGTTTGGTACTTCGGTTGTAAAACTCTTAACAGTTCCAATTGTTAGCCCAAACGCAGTACTGACAACAACTTTATCGTCTACCTCAACATCGTCATAACAAGCGAATAGATACTCTTTTTCTCCGTACTTTGAGTTCTTCAAAGTCACGTTTACAAGTCTTTTATTTTCAAACATCTGTTTTACCTCTCTTTTGTATAAACAAAGGGTAGTTATCCACATATTTTGTGAATATTTATGCACATTTTCACAAGATTTTGAGTTAGTTAAGTTACGTGTATTCTTTGAAATAAAATATAGTTTGTGCGTCAATGTGTATCGTTATCACTCGGCAGTAATAACTACCCTCGTGTTGGCTTATATATAAAAACGGCTAGTGTGCTTAATGCTGTGGCTAGTAGATTTAATCTAATTCTTTGAAAGGAGTGTATTTGTCAATCATCACTAGCCGTTTTTACCTAAAATGGAATATCCTCGTCTAATCCCTCAAAATTCTCCTGCGGATTAAAATTCTCTGTGGGTGTTTCCTCTGCTGTAGGTTTTTCAGCTTTGCCGTTAGGATTGTTAGATAGCAATGTAACTCTGTTTACATTTACCTCTACCCCAAAAACCTTGTTTCCGTCTTTTCCCTCGTACGAGTAGGACGCAAGCCTACCAGTTAAACCTATTTGTTTCCCCTTTGATAAATACCTTTCTACAACATCTGCGTTTTTATTAAAGGTCACGCACCTAATATAATCCGCTCCCTCTCTATCCTTACCCTCTTTCTGAACCGCAAGGGTAAATCTTGCAATGTGTGTACCATTTGTGGTATGCGATATTTCAGGGTCTTTCACAAGTCTGCCTATTAGTGCTACTTCATTCATCTTCTACCTCTTTTCTTCCGTGTGCGTCTGAATGTTCATGTATGTACACATAGACGCTGTTATCTCCAATGTTATTTGATAACCACTTATCCGCTTTCTGCTTTGATAAGTGTGTATCGACTACTCTGCGTTCGTAACTGTACTCGCCATTTTCGACCTTATCTTTGATTGACTGAACGATTTCGTCCTCGTCATAGTTTGCTTCCACAAAGTAATAGTCAAAATCCTTTGCTGACACATGGTCTAGACTTGCCGTATCTGTCGCATAAAAGACTTTTAGTTTCTGCTTGCCGTCTTTAAATTTCAGTTTCCAACCGCAGTTTGGTACATCGTGTATCAGATTAAAGCGATTAAGTGTTAAGCTGCCTATCTCGACATGTGGTTTAAAGTAGATATTGCTAACATCTACACCGCATTTCAGCAATGTTTGAACTAGATACTTCGTACAGAAAAACTTGATACTTGGATTTTCATACGCAAGCCTTTTAACAGTTGCCTCATTAAGGTGGTCTCTGTGACTGTGTGTGAGAAGCACATAATCGATTTCTAACGAGTTTATTGCCTTATAAGGTACTCCAATATCAATTAGCACTTTATGTTCGCCACAAGCTAAATATAAGGCATTTCCTTTACTTCCAGTTCCGATAATCTTATAGCTTAAATGTTGCCTGCTCATCGTCACCCTCTACAGCTACATCAATAACCGCTTCACTATCTGCGATTGGTTCTTCAACAACTCTTTCGATAATCTGTTCTTGATTATCGATGTATTCAGGAATTTGTCCCTCGCCAATAACCGCATTGTCTGATGTAAAGGCTTCGTTCATTTCCGTTGACATAATCCCCCACTTGGAAATAATCTGCCTTAACATGGTCTTTTTCGCCATCTCGTCAAAGTTGCTAGTCCAAAAACTGTACGATGTGCCGTTCTTCGTATCGCTTGCATAAGCCTTTGAATACTTCTTTGCGTGCGATACCATCTTATCTTTCGTCCAGTACATCGCTTTTGAAAAGCCGTTTAGATACTCGAACGATACATAATAGCCAACAGTCGGTCTTAATTCTCTATCCACCTCGTCCTCAATCAGATTGATTTTGATTTCCTCTGTTAGTGGATTCCAGGAAATAAGTTCCCCCTCTTTTACTTCAAGAACATTTAATTTCTTGTAGTTGCCACTTCGGAGTGCAAGCTGAACATATCCCTTGTAACCTAGCTGGAACGTGCCTACTGTTCTTCCGTTCTTTCTATCCTTATAAGGCACGATGTAATATTGCCCTAGCTGTGGTGAAGGTGAGAGATTTAGGCTCTCTCCTAGCAATGCACTAGATAAAATCGTTGTTGCTTCGCACTCTTGTAATGCAGGCTGATTAGCTACCGCACTTGTTAAGGCTGCCGTAAACTTAATGGCTCTATTCTTGTCTTGCAGCACCTCGTGTATCTTGTTCTGAAACTTATCGCTACTCATTTTCATAGAGAATGTGGCGGTATTCTCTCTCTTTGCTATTCCGTTCTTCTGCATGTTCTACTCCTTACTTAATCTGCTTATAGTCATAGTTGAGTTCTTTTAGGAAGTTGGATAAATCAATGAGTTCCGTCCTCGTTCCTCTAATCGTGAACGTTATCGAGTAAATCGTTTCACGTTCTTCCTCATGTGTGCTTGGCTGTTCAACTTCTGCGACTTCTTCAACCTCGTCACTCTCTTTTATTTCTGTTTCCTGAACGAGCGCTTTCGCTTCGGCTTCCTTGCGTTCCCTTTCGGCTCTAGCTTCAAGCATTGCCTTGCGTTCTTCTTCTGCCTTTCGTTTGCGTTCTTCTCGGTCTTTAACCGTTGTAAACGCTCTAGCAAAATCAAAACCATTTTCCTTAAATTCTGCGACTACATCGGGTGATGTTTCTAATGCTCCCTCATAGCCCTTTAAGATTTCATCTAGCTTTTCGGTAACTTCCTTTTTAAGCGACGCTAGGCTGTTGCTCATGCCGATTTTGAGGTTCATATCTTCAAACGTAACAAAGTCTAGCTTTCGGCTTGCTCTATGCTTTTCAAAGAACTCAATAACCTTTTCTCGCTTTTCATCCTTTATTCCGTCCTCAATCTCGCCAACTTTCGCCTTAAGTATTCCGTCACTCTCTGCGTACTTGTCTCTAATCATTGATTTATATGTGTTCTCACACTCGTTCCATGTGGCAAGCACGCTCTCTTTGATAGCCTTAAAATCTTCTGCGTACTGTTTGGCTTCCTTGTTCAGTTCCGCTCTGATTTTCTTGACTTCCTTATAGTTATCCTCACTGACTACAAGTGAGTTTGCCGTCTCAATCTTTTTATCTATTTCTTTTGACACTTGCTCAAACTCTGTTGTGAGTTTTATTGCTTGGTCTATCCTAATCAGTTCTGCCATTATCTACTCCTTTACCTCAACTAGTTCTCCGTTTTCTAGCTTGTACCATGTGTCCGCTTTGACTTTCTCTCCGTCAACAACAACCGCTTTCCAGTCTTTGATTTCGCAATCCCAATTATTTTCTTCGGCAATGACGAGAACTGCGTTTAATCCACCCTTGACTTTTACACCGTTGCCCCTTGCAACAGATAAGCCATAATCACCAGTTGATGATTTGCCCTTACTTGTTGCCGCTCCGTACTCGCCTGCTGTTGCCGCTCCTCTATAGCCTGCTGTTGCCGCTCCGTACTCGCCTGCTGTTGCCGCTCCGTACTCGCCTGCTGTTGCCGCTCCTCTATCATTCTCGTTAACGTGGTGTGTAACGTGTTCTTTTACATACTCGATATGTGCTTTCGCTAGTCCAACAACTCCGATTTCTGCACCAATTTTTATCTTCTTGCTTGCAACTTTGCTATCGTCATTATCGCCCTTGCTATCATCGTCAACCTCAACCTCGCAATACCTACTTGTGCTTGGTGGGTAGTACCAAAGTACATCTAGTGGTGATGTGCAAGCGTGAAAACCTCTGCTACAAGGCTTAACATCGCCCTCATGTTCATACTCTTTGCCTATTTCGTACTGAAAAGGCTTTCCGTTAGGACTGCACTGTAGCTTTTCATTAAATCCCTTATATGCTTTCATCTTTGTTTCTCCAATCTGTATATTGCGTATCTTTTATCTTTTGCTATATCCGTTGTTATCTCGTAACCCTCATCTCGCAAGTCGGATATTCTCGCACCTAGTCGCAAGCAACCGTATAGCTTTAATGCTTCTAGCGGTGTGATACTGCCATACTCTTTTAAGTGGCTTAATACAGCTTGCTTTTGGCTTGGCAATCCTTTAAAATTGACTTGGGTATTTGTCGCTCCTTTGTGGGCGGCTTTTTTATTTGTCATTGTTTTTACACCTCTCGTGGTCATACCAACCGTTTGTATACGCAAGCATAAACGCAAAATCAACGAGTGCAGTTTCTTCCGCTGTTAAATCACGTTTGAGGAATTCCTCTATAGTTTTGTGGTATAAATCTCCGCCTAGTTCAAAACTCTTTGCACGTACCTCTTTAAATTCAGCAAACTCCCTATCAATCATCTTTCTTACAAGTCTTTGCATGTTATATTCAAACAAGTTATCGAGTTGCTCATCTAGGCGTTTCAACGTTTCTTGCACCTCTTTATCTTTATCTGTCTCTTTATCTGTCTCGCTATCCTGTAAATCATCTGTGCCTCGTCCTATCATTTCTAAAAACTCTTCAAAACTAGCCACTTCAATCTTCTTAATCTTCATTTTTTCTCCTTATCTTGCTCCAAATGCGTATGTGATAATCCAAAACTCGGCAATTAAGCCTATGAGTGCGAACGTGCCTATAACATCAATAGTCTTTATTCCACACTCGTTACACCAGTTCTTAACTCTTTTAATCATCTGTGCTACCTTTCATGATTTCCAATGCTCGTAACATTGAGTAATACTCTGCTTGTGCGTTCTGTGTTCCTTTGTCTTTCAGTCCGAAACGGTCGACCATTTCTCGGTATGTTGTTTCGAGTTCTGATACTTCTTGTGATAACGTATCTAGCCTATCTGCTAGTTCAACCTCTGCCGTGCAAAAGTCCTTGATTCTAAATCTGAATTGTTTTCCTATTCGATAGACGCCTTTTGCTCCCTCACGCCCTAGTGTTCGCAAGGCTTGTTCGTCTATCCCTAGAACCTTTGACGCTTCGGCTGTTGATAAGAACCTTTCGTCTATCGGTGTCTCCATGCTCTCTCCTTTCCGTGTCTTTTTAAGACACTTATTAAGTAAAAAAAATAGGTACTGGTGATGTTAAATCAAGCACTTCCATTGTCTTTGATATTTCGGACTGCGTAAAGTCTGACCGCCCATTAATCTTTCTGTAGTATGAAGCGGTGGAAATACCAACCTTTTGACAAAACTCGGATATGGTTAGTCCATTTCGCTTGATTTCATATTCGAGTAAATATCTATCCATTGTTCGCCCCCCTCTCTGTGTTCTTCGTGACACTTAAAGTATATCTGTTGTGTCTTTTGCCGTCAACCCCTTTTGTGTCTTTTTTTGTATTTTATTTTCATTTATGATTATTTATATTGCTTTTATGTAACAAAATTGGTACAATTCAACCACGTTAAATCTGACTTATAAAGAGGTGGACATTATGGAAATGGGCGAAAAAATTAAATATTTACGGACAAGACAAGGAATGACACTTGAAGAGTTGGGAAACAGGGTCGGTGTCGGAAAAAGTACAGTTAGAAAATGGGAAACTGGGGCAATCGCTAATATGCGTCGCAATAAAATAGCAAGCCTGGCGGAAGCACTAAACGTATCACCCTCATATCTTATGGGCTGGGAAGATGAATATAATACTAATATAGATATAAAGAATAATAGCGGTAGCGTCTCTACCTCGTTTGGTTCTGATTCTAACGATTCTAACACTAATACATATACCACTAACAACTACTATTCGTCTCCATGCTCAAAAGATAGTGCACCTCGTTCAAATATTACAAGTATAGACTTGTTTTATGAAGTGCTCATGATACTAAAGGATATGAACGATAAACAGCTTGAAGATATGAAACGATATGGAGAATTTATTAAGGCTAGATAGGTGTATATATTATGTATATAGAGCAAGTGAGTAAAAACAAGTTCCGTGTAACACTATCCCAAACGATTAACGGTAAGCGGAAAAGATACACGAAAACATTTACTACAACAAAGAAAAAAGAAGCCGTGAAGATGGCTCAATCATGGGAACAGGAAATACTAACAAAAGGTTCTAGCGAATATACCATATATAGCCTTATATCGGCTGTTTGGGGCAATGTAATTAAGAATAAGTCTCCTAATACCATTGACGGATATAATGCTTGTAAAAAGCGAATTTTCGATACTATGGACGATATTAATATAAGCGACCTATCTCCTAGATTTATACAAAAGTGGATTGACAAATTATCTGATACCTATACCCTATCAAACGGAACGAAACGCAAATATGCTCCTAAAACAATTAGAGCGACATATTCAGTTCTATCACGTTGCTGCTCTATTGCAGTTCTGTGGGATATACTACCGTCCAATCCTTGCCATGATGTTATTATTCCAAACAACACTCGTAAATCTAATCGCATACTCTCTCCATCAGAATTAGCCGTATTTATAAACAACCTAGACACTCTACCAAAAGATAGCAAGGTTCTGTTTGAATTAGCCTTGTTTTGTTCATTAAGGCGTGGTGAGGTTCTTGCAATTGAGGACACTCCTATCGGAAACAGAATACTCATAGATAAGGCACGTTACCGCTCGAAAGACGGAACGGACTTTATCAAAGAGCCTAAAACATCATCAGGCAAACGATACTGTTCTATTCCTGATTTCGTTCAGCAAGATATAACGGATTTAAGGGAATATCACGCAAGCGAAAAGAAAAGGCTTGGGATTGCATGGAACAATAGTAAATATCTCATAAAAGCAGAGGACGGTTCACCGCTATCGCCTGAAGCGGTCAATAAACGGCTAACAAAGTATATTCAGAGAATAGGGATAGAACATATAACCTATCATCAACTGCGCCACACATATGCGTCTATCGTTGCAAGTGAGGGTGCAGATTTAGTCACCTTGTCACGTTTAATGGGTCACTCTAATAAATCAACTACACTTAATATCTATACGCACCTATTCAAAGATGAAAACGATATAGGGCAATCTATTGCAAACAGCTTTGATGATATGTTTAAAAACATCAAAAATAGTCACGAAAAAGTCACGGAATAAATAAAAAGAACCTTGTAACCATTGGAATTACAAGGTTCTTTTGGTGGAGGCGGTGGGATTTGAACCCACGTCCAAGAGCATTTCCGAAGGACTTTCTCCGAGCGCAGCTGATACTTTAGAATTCGCTCATGTGGCGTCACGTCAGCAGACTACACAATCACTATCCCGTTGTTCCCTTACGCTACCGGGAGCTCACGCAAGGTTTTCCTGCATAATCGACGCCAGATCCGTTACCTGCAGGTGAATACCGGTTGACGCGCGGTGCTGAACTAAGCAGCTAGTGCGAAATTGTTATTCTGTTTAGCGTTTGAATTTAACCGCCGCTTTTTACGTGGCTCGGCTCCACGGCTCGCTTATCCTTGTTCCACACTCCTGTCGAAACCTGACGCCCCCATAGCTTATACAGATTCCAAGTATGGCATTTGTATTGTATTTATTTGATTTTAGATTAGCATTTTGCTATAACCATAATCCTA